TTTACATTATCCCAACGGCAAGTTTAAATTTGACTACAATATTGCCAATGCAATTTACATTGATAGGGACTCTGGTATTCATGATGGACTAAGATATGAAGGAACTTCTGGAGGTCCAGATTATTTTATCAATCAATCTGGTTGTGGTTACTCTCTACCACTAATACCAATCAATCCATACTTTACTGGTATTAGTCACATTGGAGTGTTAGAGAAACGCTCTTGGGAACCAAAACTTAGTTTTGTAAAATGCTATGAGGCATATCATGAGTGGTGGTGCTATGATAGAGATAAGTTCACACTGGACGATTTTTTCACCTATAATAAGGACACTGACGTTCTGATGGAGAGAGACATTTCCAGATGGGACGATAAATATTTTCACGACTTGGCTATAAGAAAGAATGAAGGTTTACTTGTTCCAACCTCAGCACGAGATTTTAATTAAAGGGACAAAAAATTATTGGTTACCATATGCTGCTGGTTGTGTCTGGAGTTATGCAAAACAACAGATACCAGAACTTGAACTGGGAGAAATCGTATTTAAAAGAGAGCGTATTGATAAAATTCTTGATAGAGTAAAAGACCCCGATGTTTGTGCATTCAGTACATACATTTGGAACGAGCAGTATAATTTAATTCTTGCAGAAGAGATTAAAAAAAGATATCCAAAATGTATTATTGAATTCGGTGGACCGCAAGCAACAAGAGGTCTAGTAGATAGGGAGTATGTAGATACTGTTTTACTTGGGGAAGGTGAGCAAGCATTTGTTAACTTGATCCATAGGATAAAGAATGGATACCCAATACCTCCAGTTTACGAGCGACTTCAACTAAAGAACTTGAGCTATGCTAGTCCATATGAATCTGGAATCTTTGATGATATTGTAAATCAATATCCAGAATATAATTGGGCAACTTTGGTTGAGTCTACCAGAGGTTGTCCCCATCACTGCACTTTTTGTGATTGGGGAACTTGGATGAACAATATCAAGAAGTTTGATCTTGATCAAGTGGAGAGAGATATTAATTGGGCGTCCACACATCGAGTTGGATTCTTAATGCTGGCAGATGCAAACTTTGGAATATTTGCGGAGAGGGATCTTAAAATTGCAAAGATGTTGAGAAAGGCAGCAGACCATCCAGATGCAATCATTGATGATCTGACTGTTCAGTATACAAAAAACTCTACAGATGTTGTCTTTGATATTAGTGAAGCACTTGGTCCATATGATAGACGTGGCGTGAGTATGAGTGTTCAATCCATGAATGGACCTACTCTTCGCGCAATCAAAAGACAAAACAATAAAAAGAATGCTGAGTTTGTAAAGAAAGCAAGAGAACGTAACTTAAATGTATATACAGAATTAATTTTGGGTTTACCTGAGGAAACTTTGGAGTCCTGGAAGGATGGTATATGTCAACTTCTTGATCATGGACAAGACAGTATTGATGTTTGGTTTTGCCAAGTGTTTGGTAATACTGAGATGAATACTAATAGAGATAAGTATGGTATTAGCGTTGTCAACGCTGAGGACTATGTGTCATTTACAAATAAAGAAGATAATGTAAAAGAGGTTGTTGAGATCATCAATAAAACAAATTCAATGACTACAGATGAAATGATAGAGGCATATCTTTACTCCTGGATGATCATACAATTGCATATTAATGGATACTCTGAGATTATCTCAGATTATTTGAATAAAGAGTTTGGAGTTAGTTATCGTAAGTTTTACGATAGTATATTTTCAACATTGGGTAAGGACTATAGTTCTCTTGGAAAACACTTTAGGGAGTTAAAGCAAAGAGTATCAACCTATTTAAATAGCGGAAAGATTTTATCAGATAACGATACTGGACACACTCTTGAATTAAACATGGGAACTGACTTTGAATTCTTTTGGACTCACAAGGAAATTGTTATTAATTACATTAGGAACTGCTGCGGGATGTTTATTCCAGATGATATTATGGCACTACAAAGAAGTTACATATATAATCCACGTATAGAGTATCCTCATCATGTCGGAGATTATTTGATAGACAATGCTAGAATAGAGGAAGAGAGAGATGATATCTGGGTTTTAAAAAGAAAAAATCTTCTAAAAAATAAAATCACAGCACTATGAGAAACTTATACATGTTCCAACCGCAATATGCGGTGGAAGTTAGAAAGGAAGACACGTATTGGTTACCTTATAGTGTCGGTTGTCTTTGGGCATACTGCCTTCAATATAGTGACGTTGCTAGTGGATATCACTTAAAAGATTTTATTTTTAAAAGAGAGAACCCAGAAGAACTTGTTGCTAGATTGGAAGATCCAGTAGTTTGTGCATTTAGTACTTACATTTGGAATGAGCAATACAATTTGCATGTTGCAAAGTTGATCAAAGAAAAATATCCATATTGTGTTATTGAATTTGGTGGTCCTCAAGCAACTGAAAAACTTGCAGAGTATGACTTCATTGATTGTATTATTATATCGGAAGGAGAGCAATCATTCTTGGATCTTCTTAGGAAGGTAATGATGCGAGAACCATATGAAAGAATATATCGTAAAGAAAGAATAGAAGATCTAGACTTTGCTAGTCCATATCAACTGGGAGTGTTCAATAAAATAGTTGCAGATAATCCTGATGTTCTTTGGTCTATGACGATAGAGACTAATAGGGGTTGTCCTCACCGATGCACTTATTGTGACTGGGGTGGAATGACATACCAAAAAGTTAAGCACTTTGAATTGGAAAGAATTGAACATGACATTAACTGGGCAGCAAGAAATAATGTTGGATTCATATTCAATGCGGATGCAAACTTTGGAATGTTCAAAGAAAGAGATCTTGAGATCGCCAAACTATTTCGCGCTGCAGCAGATCGTGGCAAATTAGAAGCAATCAATGTTCAATACTCTAAAAACTCAACAGAAGTTATTTTTGAGATTGCTCAAGTTCTCGGTGACATTAGTAGGGGTGTGACTCTCAGTGTTCAAAGTATGAATGAACCAACTCTTAAATCTATTAAGAGAAAGAACATGAGCATCAATAAAATATCTGAGCAGATTGAGAAGAGTAAAAAATATGGAGTTAAAACATACACCGAACTAATTTTAGGGCTTCCAGAAGAGACCTTGGATTCCTGGAAAGATGGATTTGCACAAATCCTTGAATGTGGTCAACACGAATCTATTGACGTTTGGTTCTGTCAAATGTTTGGTGACACTGATTTGAATAGTGAATTATCTAGAGAAGTTTATGGGATCAAAACTATCAAAGCAGAAGACTACATGTCTTTCAGTAAAGATGAACATGATATTAAAGAAGTCATTGAGTTAATCTCAGAGACCAACACAATGACTAATGATGAACTTATTGAAGCATATCTTTATGGTTGGTTAGTGATTCAATTCCATATTGCAGGATATACTCAACTTGTTGCAAAACATCTCAATAGTTTGGGGATGGGGTATAGATCTTTTTACGATAAATTATTCGCTTATATAAAGAGTGATCCTGGTGTTATTGGAGATCACTATCGAGAGATTGAAAGATCAGTATCCCACTATATGAAGACTGGTAAGATCTTAGATCAAGGCAAGCACGGACATACTCTTCATGCTGCAAGTTTTGCCTTCATGTTCAGGAATAAAGAAAGTATTTTTGATATTTTATCTGATCTGAATTTGGTTACTGACGACACGTTAAAACTTCAAAGAGCATTTATCTTTGATGAAGATACTGAGTATCCCTATCAACTAGAGTGTGGAACTGATAAGTACAATGTGGATACTGAGTTCAAAGAATTCGATAGAAATGACCCTCACACCGTATTCATTTTACGGCGCAAGGGTCTTCTAAAAAATCAATTGTCTAAAATTTAAACTATCTCGGGTGCCTCTGTGCTCCCTCCGTCTTTTGCCCCATCAAGATTTGGTTCTTGGATTGGTTCTCCCAAATCTTCTCCACCAGGTTCCATTGGAGCTCCAGTTGCAGGATCAATAGGTGCATTAGGATCAGGAATAATACCTGCTTCAATTTCCTTCTTAATCAGTTTATCCTGTTCAATAATCTCTTCATCAGATTGACGGAGAATCTTACGACGGACATAATCCTGAGAGTAATACTTACCAATATAAGGTTCTGCAGTTGCAGCAATATTGAGTCTCTCTGTCATCAACTCAGCATCTTTGAGTTCAGAGAAGTGATTATCATAAAGGAAGTCATATTGAATATGCTCAGACATTGTGTGCCAATCTTCTGGAGACACAATGTTCTTAAGAATAAGTTGAGTCTTGAGAAGATCGTTGAACATTGCAGAGAATCTCTTTCTCAATCTTCCAACAAACTTAGTGAACTTCAGTTCATCTCTTAAGATTTCAGAAGAACGACCAAGATTAAATCCTTCCTGACCACCAATTCTAGATGTAGGAACGTTCAAAGAACGGTAGAGTTTTTCTTGGAAGTATTTGATATCGGACAATTCTCCAAGATTCTGTCCGCCAGGAAGAGTTGAGATTTCTGTTCCACGACCACCTTCACGTCTAGGAAGCCAGAAGTCTTCAAGCATACTCATATACTTCTTATCATCACGGATTTCTCCAGTGTTTGCATCGTATACAAGTTTGTTACGATAACGCATCATAACATCGCGAAGGTATTGCTCTGCTTTCATTTTGGGCAGATTACCAACGTCAATATAGAAAATCCGACGCTCAGGCGCTCTACTTAAACGGTAGATAACCAAAGAGTCTTCAATCATACGAAGTTGATTAAGACCTTTAATTGCTTTGTGTAGATACGATAAAGTTAGATTCTTATTACGATCTACGAGACCAGATGTGCAATAAGTAATTGAGTCTTTTGCAAACTTGATACCTTGAGATGCCTGATTGGATCCTCTATTTGCAATAGATCCAATTTGACTTGTGGATTGATTGTAGATAAAGTATTCTTGAATATCTGGGAATCCTGAATCTCTAGGATCCTTCTCAGCATTTGGTTGATATCGAATATCTTCTTTCTTTTTCTTACCTGCTTGACGAACAAAACGCATCTTCAGTGCGTCAATGTATCTCAATTCTTGAATACCGTCAGTAGGATTTTTAAGATCAATTACTTTATGATAATAAAGTCTACCATCTACATACCAATTTCTGTAGATTTCGTGTGCCTTTTTATCGAAGTCAAGTAACTCAAGAATATGCCTGAATTCTTCTCTGATTTTTTTCTTAAGACCATCACTGGCGTTCAGATTAGACAACTCAATCTGAACGGGACTATCGTTAGTATCGCTTACAACCGCTTCATTAACAATATCTTCAATTGCACCATCCACCTCTGGATGCAGTGCCATCTCCCTATAACGTTTGATTAGATCATACTCAGATCTGTAGACGCCCTCAATGTCAACATAAGAACCAAAAAATCCACTCGTCAGATAATGATCTACCCCGTCCTCATTATTCTGAGGAACGGGGGAGACTGCACCTTTCGGCTTATTATCACCATCTTCGATGGAAAAACCAAATAATTTCGCCATTATAATTTGGGCGTAAAACTGTTAGTACTATTTATTATACTACAAATAGTACCAACTTAGATCAGGTCATCGTTACGCCAGTTTGATCTCCTTCACCTTGAGATCCTGTTCCAGAAGACCAGTACTGAACCTGGAAGTCAACTGTAAACTCTTCTGGAGTATCAGTAGACTCATAAGACAGGTCAATCTGAGCAATGTTGGTTGGGAAGATGTCAAAGAACTTATAAGTTCTGAGAGGTACATGGGAAGTTTGACCTTGACCATGACCAGTAGAATGCTTCTCAATACCTCTACCAAGTTGATGCACATAAGCATCAACCATGTAGGATCCTGGGTTGGTAGCGCCTGTAGCGTCATCCAACTTACTGAGCATGTTCATCCACTGTTCCATTGCAGTGCGGATTCTGAAGTCCTCATCGTTGATGATAGTGACAGTCCACACATCGAAGGTGCGGTCTCCCGCAACCTTCAGAACTCTTCCTCTGAATGGGATTTCGATTTGTGCAACGTTAGAAGCAGGCAATGCTGCTGCCTTTGCCATGAAGCTAAAGGTCTCTCTAAGGTCTCCATCCCAGAACCCATCCACGAAGGCAGGGAATTCTGGAATTTCAACCTCAAACAGATTGGGTCTTGCTGCGCCGCCCGCTAATTTTGATTTGAACTTGCTGATAGTTCTGATTTCGCGTGCCATTTGTTAGATTCCTCCGTTTTTTATATTATCAAATAGATCAGACTCTACCTGCAACCTCTTCAAAGCTGACGCCCGTGCGGGTGGCAACAAAGGTGAGAGTTACGTAGTTGATCGACTTGGCAGGCTTCAAGAAGATGTCTGCTCTGAACTCATTATTATCAATAACATCAGGTGTGTTATTGGTCTCGTCACAGATAACGAGGTAGTCATAAATTCCTCGCTTCGCCTGAACGTCGCGGAGATATGGTTCAACAATGTTCACGAAGTTAGATCTCGTGATCTGATCGTTGAACTCAAAGAGTTGTGCTTCCGCTGCTCTCTGCAGAGATTGCTCAACTGTCAGGAACAGGCGGCGAACGTTGATTCTGTCGAATGCAGATGCAAACGCCAGTGCGGTCTTGTCGCCAAAGAGGAGTACTCCAGCACCAGACTGATTAACAATAGAGTTAATTCTTGCGGTGTAAAGTGAATCTCTCTGTGCTTTATTTGGATTGTATGCAAGTTTAATTGCATTCTTGATGATGCCTCTTTGCTGACCCGCTGGAGAGAACCATGGGTATGCAACAATGTTAGTGCGGCACATCAGACCCGCGATATCTGGGTTACATGGGATGTAACGGAACAGATTGTTGAATCTGTCGTAAGTGTACTTGTAACCACTATCAAAGACTGCATAAGAAGAAGACTGAAGTGGTCCGAAGAACTCAAGAAGATTACCAGTCTGTACAGAGGGATTGGTTAGATCAACGATAGATGCTCTATGTGGAGAGATTACCGCAACACAGTCCTTTCTTCCATCTGCAATGGAGATGAGTCTATTTGCTTTTGCCTGAGAATCACTCAGTGAATCGCAACCAGGACCCATGATCAGGTAATCAACTGCAACATCTTCCTTGTTGTTATACAAGTCATATGCGGAGATTACATCTCCAAGAGTTGCTTTCAGATTGCCTTGAGAAGTGTAGTTTGAACCACCTTCAAGCGTATAAGTTGCACGACCGATAGAACTAAAGACTGCTCCTTGAGCATCTTTATCCCATCCTTGGTCTGCGATTGCAGATGCAACACCGAATCCAGTTGTCTTATCAGCGCCTGGATAGATGTTAGCACCACCGTCTTCAACGAATACAATCGGTGTTGGGAATGTATTGTGGAAGGTATCGTTAGTTGTACTCTGGTTTCCACCAGCGTAGAGATTCTCGGAGAAGTTTGCCAGGTAATTCTTATACCAGATCTTCTGAGGAGAATTTACTTGAGAGATAGCATCTCTTGCTTTAGACAGTCCAACATGCTTCTCAAGAAGATTACCTCTAACACCAGTAACAGAACCGTCATCATCAACAACAACGATGTGAAGTTCGTCATTCTCTGCATTACGCTCACGAGCATATGCTGAGGTTCCTGGTTTAGGTGCAAGTGTGCTCCAGAAGATTTGGGTGTTGTCCAAACCTAATGTCTGAGAGTTGTACCAGTCATCAACACCGAGAAGTTCAACTCTAGAGTTTGCTTCGCTAATTTCCAGGACAATCTTGTCATCTCTAAGAGCAGAGATTGTCAGTGTAGCGTCATCACCTGGGGTGACACCACCAATTACGTTACCTGGGATAGTAACTGTGCCGCTATTCTGATAACCCAGACCAGCAGTTGTTGCGGTTACGGTTCCAATTCCACCGCTTCCATTTCTGAAGACGTTGAATGAGATACCAGCACCAACAGTGCTTACACCAGCAACAGAGAGGTATACTCCGTTAGATGCTGCAGGGACCGTGGTTGAAGTTGTAAGACCGATTGTCTTAATAGCACCTTGATGGAGGTCAAAACCACCAACAGAAGAACCACCAATAGATACAGTCTCGCCAACAGTATATCCTAAACCTGGATTTGCAATTACAACACCAGTAGCATCAACGTTACCATCTAAGTTATTTCTGGTAACATTGAATGTTGCTTGTCCGCCACCACCTGAAGAAGTTCCACCTACTCCAGTGTAAGATTCACCTTGCTGTCCATTGATTGCAGTAGAAGCTGAAATTGTAACGCCAGAGATGGAGTCAACTGGGGAAGCAATATCGCCGTTATTGTCAACGAAGTTAATTCTTTGACCCTTACGGAAGGAAGCGTATGCACTGTTCTCAGTGTAATCTACTCTGTAGTGTCTTCCAGGTTGTGTACCACCAGTGGATACTCTAGAGTGAATCTTAACACTAACAGCACAAATACCAGTCTCGGGGGTGTCAACAACCTGTGTGACGATACCCTTGAGGTATCCTGTGAAGGATTCAGTTGATCCTAAACCAGGAATGATTTGTCCTGTGATGTCAATTGTTACGCCGTAACCAACAACAGCACCAAGACTTGCACCACCAGTTGTTCCAATACCGAGGATTTGGTCACCTAAGTCGTCAATGACACAGACCTTAAGGTTGTTGGACCACTCTCCAGGGTTCTTAGCGGCATACAAAAAGTTAGATGCTGCATCAGCGTAATTGCTGTTGTAGTCATCGAAGTTCTTAATTTTTGTATCTGGTACGGAGGAGGTTCCGATACCAACGTTTGCGTTCTTGAGGCGGTCTCCATCGGTACGAACTACTTTGAGGATGCCACCGTACTGAAGATAAGAAGATGCAGACATCCAGTATTCATACTGATTGTCCTCTGTCTTAGGTTTGCCGAAGTTATTGATTAACTCTTGCTCGGTAGCAACAGTAATTGGTTCACTAACTGGTCCACGCTCAAATGGACCTGCAATTGCGCCAATATTATCAAGAACGTTCTCAGCTCTTCCTACGGTTAAATCAACCTCTCTAGTTAA